GCACAAAAACGATAAACCACAATTTTCACCGATTGATGAGCACAGCCTTGGAATGGCCGGCCGACAAAGTTGAGCGACGACCGCTGACAGCCATCATTCCGGCGGCGACAAACGCGCGCACGCATTCCGAGGCGCAGATTGAGCAGCTGTGCGCATCGATGCGGCAATGGGGCTGGACGATGCCGGTTCTCGTGGACGAGGCGGGCGAGCTGATTGCCGGTCACGGCCGGGTTATGGCGGCGAAGCGTCTGGGTTTGCTCGAGGTGCCGGTTATGACGGCGGCGGGTTGGTCGGAGGCGCAGAAGCGCGCGTACCGGCTGGCCGACAATCAGCTGGCGCTCAATGCTGGGTGGGATGTCAAGACGCTGGCGGACGAGCTTGCCGGGCTAAAGGCGTGGGATTTCGATTTGTCGCTGCTGGGGTTTGACGACCTTGATGCGCTGATGCGGGGCCGCGGTGGCGGGCTCACCGATCCGGATGAGGCGCCGGCCGTGCCGGAAACGCCGGCGACGCAGGCTGGTGACGTCTGGCTTTTGGATTGGCATAGGCTGGTGTGCGGCGACGCGACGGTGGCGGCGGATGTCAAGCGGGCGATTGCTGGTGCTGCGCCGCATCTGATGGTTACCGATCCGCCGTATGGCGTGGAATACGATGCTGACTGGCGCAACCGTGCGGAAAGGGCGAACGGGTTGCCCTCTGGCGGTCGCGCCATAGGGCGCGTGTCGAACGATCATCGCACCGACTGGCGCGAGGCCTGGGCGTTGTTTCCTGGCGTTGTTTGTTACTGCTGGCATGCCGACCCGCATGCCAGTGCGGTGCAAGCCTCGCTCGAGGCGCAAGGCTTCGAAATCGTCTGTCAGGTGATATGGGCCAAGGATCGCTTTGTGATATCGCGCGGCGATTACCATTGGCAGCATGAGCCATGCTGGTATGCCGCGCGCAAGGGCAAGCGGCATGAGTGGTCCGGCGATCGCTCGCAATCGACGCTGTGGAACATCTCGCATTTGAAATCGGAAACTGGGCACAGCGCACAGAAGCCGGTCGAGTGCATGAAGCGGCCGATCGAGAACAACTCGTCGCCTGGGCAGGCCGTTTACGATCCATTCGTGGGATCCGGCACCACCATCATTGCCGCGGAAATGACCGGCCGGCGCTGCCAGGCGATCGAGATCAATCCGGCCTATGTCGACGTGGCGGTCAAGCGTTGGCAGGAGTTCACCGGCAAGGCGGCAATTCACGAAGGCAGCGGGCGCACGTTTGATGAAATAGCGGGACAGCAACATGAAGCGCGGCAGAATGTCGGCTGAAGACAAATCGACGGCGGTGGTGATCGAGGGCCAATTCGGGCAGCGCCCGGAGCCGCCGCCGGAGTTCAATGAAAGCCAGGCGGCAATCTGGCGCGAGACTACGGCGAGCGAGCCGGTGGATTTCTTCGGCACGGCGGCGTTGCGTGGGCTCTTGAAGGATTACTGCAGGCATCGCGCGGAGAGCGAGCGGATATCGCAGATCATCGACTCGTTTCAAAGCGACTGGATCAAGAATTCCGAAGGCTCGAAACGGTTCACCGACCTGCTGAAGATGCGCGAGCGCGAAACCCGTTCGACCTACATGATTGCCACGAAGCTGCGGCTGACCAATCAGGCGCGTTACACGCCGGGCGCGGCGGCGACGGTCGGGCGCAACACCGCGCGCGAGAAAAAGCCGTGGGAAATGTAAGTGCCGCGCGGCAGGAAGCGCAAGGAAACGCGCGGCCAGCGCAACATTCGCTGGATCGAAACATATTGCCGCATTCCGGAGGGCGTGGACATCGGCAAAAAGGTGAAGCTGCGGCAGTGGCAGAAAGACGAGATCATCAAGATTTACGACAACACGACGCTGACGCGCCGGGCGATCATCAGCTTCGGCCGCAAGAATGCCAAGACCACGCTGGCGGCGTTCCTCCTCCTCCTCCATCTGTGCGGCCCGGAGCGGCGTTACAATTCGCAACTCTACTCGGCGGCGCAATCGCGCCAGCAGGCGGCGATCATCTTCGATGCGGCCGCCAAGATCGTGCGCATGTCGGTCGATCTGCGGCAGGTGGTGATCGTTCGCGACACGGCCAAGCAGCTGTTCTGCCCGGAGCTCGGGACGCTGTATCGCGCGCTGTCGGCGGAAGTCGAAACCGCGTTCGGGCTGTCGCCGGTGTTCATAGTTCATGATGAGCTTGGGCAGGTGCGCGGCGCCCGCTCGCCGCTGTATGAAGCGCTGGAAACCGCGACCGGCGCGCAAGAGAATCCATTGTCTCTGATCATCTCGACACAGGCGCGCACCGATAGCGATCTGCTTTCGGTGCTGATCGACGACGCGCTGAACGAGAATGATCCGCGCACCGTGCTGTCGCTCTACACCGCGCCACTCGAGGCGGATCCATTCAGTGAGGAGAGCATCCGCGCGGCCAATCCGGCATTCGGCGATTTCCTCAACGCCGACGAGGTGCGCGGCATGGCCAACGACGCCAGGCGCATGCCGGCGCGCGAAATGGAATATCGCAACCTGATCCTCAATCAGCGGGTGGAGGTTTCGGCGCCGTTCATCACGCGCACAGTCTGGAATGACTGCGCTGCCGAGCCCAAGCCGCTCGCCGGCATTCCGGTTTACGGGGGGCTCGATCTGTCGGCGACCGCCGACCTGACGGCGCTGGTCCTGATCGGCAAGGTCGACGGCATCTGGCACGTGCATCCGACTTTCTGGCTGCCGCAAGAGGGACTGATGGAGCGCGCGCACCGCGACCGTGTGCCGTATGACGACTGGCTCAAGCGCGGCTTCCTCCTGGCTGCGCCCGGCAAGTCGGTCGATTACGATTTCGTCGCGGCGCATATCCGCGAGCAATTTTCCAAATACGACATTCGCAAGCTCGGTTTCGACCGCTGGAATTTCCAGCACTTGAAGCGCAGCCTGCTGCGCGCCGGCTTCAACGAGCGCACGATCGGCGATCGATTCGTCGAATTCGGGCAGGGCTTCCAATCCATGTCGCCGGCGTTGCGCGCGCTCGAGGGTGAGATCCTCAACGCGCGCCTGGCGCACGGCAATCATCCGGTGCTGCGCATGTGTGCCGCGAATGCGGTGGTGCAGACCGATCCGCACGAGAACAAGAAACTGGTCAAGCACAAGTCGTCAGGGCGTATCGACGGAATGGTGGCGCTGGCGATGGCGATGGGCGTGGCGCCCACCGACATCGAGCGGCCGCGATCTCCGATCTTCGCGGTGGGCTAATTCAAGGGAAGGCCGAACCTTCAAGGCGACTGGCTGCAGGCCTGCGGCTGGAGCGAGGCAATCATGCTCGACCAACGGATCCCGCCCGACACCATCATTCGCTCGTGGGCCACGCTCGAAATCAAAGCGGACGGCGACGGCGAGCAGCGCCTGATCAAAGGCATCGCATCGACGCCGACCACCGATCGCGGCGGCGATATTGTAGAGCCGCTCGGCCTGCAATTCGCCGAGCAAATTCCACTGCTCTACCAGCATCGGCACGCCGAGCCGGTGGGCATTGCCAAGCTCGACAGGCCGACCGAGGAAGGCGTCACGTTTTCCGCGCAGCTCGCGAAGATCGCCAACTCCGGCGCGCTCAAGTCGCGCATCGATGATGTCTGGGAAATGCTCAAAGCCGGGCTGGTCCGCGGCGTATCGATCGGCTTCAAGCCGCTGGAATATTCATTCATGGACGACGGTGGCGTGCGCTTCATCAAGTCGGAGGTGGTCGAGTTGAGCTTAGTCACGATTCCGATGAACAGCGAAGCCACCGTGTCGATGATCAAATCTTATGACGTTGCACCAGCCGCGCCAGGCTCAAGGGTGCAACTCCAATCGTCCGGCGTCGCGGACACCATGCGAAAAGGCAAACCGAAGATGCAACCGATCTCCGAACAGATTGCGGCATTCGAAGCGCGGCGCAAAGCGGCAAGCGACCGAATGGCCGAGCTCATGAGCAAAGCCGCCGACAGCGGCGTAACTCTCGACCAGGCGGAAAGCGACGAATATGACGGGCTCGAAATCGACGTGAAGAAAATCGGCGAGCACATCGATCGGCTCGTCAAGCTCGAGGCGCAGAACAAAGCTGCGGCGGTCGAGGTGGTCGCAAAGACGATGGCCGAGGCCTCGCAATCGCGCCAGCCGACGATCGTGAACAGGCAGGGCGAGCAGGTGATCCGGCTCAAGCCGAATTGCCATCCGACCTCGCCGTTCATTCGGTACTGCATCGCGCTCGGTGCCGCCGGCGGCGATCAGACGCGCGCATACCAGTACGCCAAGCGGCGCGTCGACTGGCATTCATCGACACCGGAATTGCTGGCGATTCTCGAAAGCGATGAAGCCGTCTACAAGATCAGGGCGGCGGTGCCGGCCGGCACGACCTACGATTCCACCTGGGCCGGGCCATTGGTGTACGCCGAAAATCTTACGTCGGCGTTTGCCGAATATCTGCGGCCGCTGACCATCATCGGTCGGTTCGCATCGCTGCGCCGGGTGCCGTTCAACATCCGGGTGCCGCGGGTCACGTCCGGCACATCCGGCGGGTGGGTGGGAGAGGCGGCGCCCAAGCCGATCACCTCGATGGCGCTCGATACGATTACGATGACTTGGGCCAAGGCGGCCGCCATAGTCGTGATCACCGAAGAGCTCGCGAGGTTTTCAAATCCGGCCGCCGAAGACATGGTGCGCACCGATCTGTCGCGAAGCATCGTGCAGTTTCTCGATCGTCAGTTCGTGGATCCATCGGTGGCGGCGGTGACCAACGTGTCGCCGGCGTCGATCACCAACGGCGTCACGCCGATCACGCCGACCGGCGTCAACATGGCGGCCTTCCGGGCCGACGTGAAATCGCTGTTCAGCTCGCTGCTCGATGACAATCAAAGCTTGGCCGGCGGCTACTGGATCATGACGCAGCAGCAGGCCTTGGCATTGAGCCTCGCGCAGAACAGCCTTGGCCAGACGATCTATCCGACCGTCAACGCCGAGCAGGGCGGCACTCTGCTCGGCTATCCGGTGATCGCCAGCGAGAACATCCCGGCGACCGGCGGCTCCCCGGTGGACGGCTATCCGCTGATCTTCGCCATCGGTCCCGAAATCCTGCTCGCCGATGACGGCCAGGTGACCATCGACGTCAGCCGCGAAGCATCGGTGCAGATGGACGGCGCACCGGACTCGCCGCCGACCGCCTCGACCAACATGCAAAGTTTGTGGCAGCTGAATCAAATCGGTATCAAAGCTGAAAGATTCATCACGTGGGCACGACGGCGATCGACGGCGGTCGCGTGGATTCAAAACGCCAAATACGCGGAGTGATCACCGATTCCCGCGCCGCCGGCGCGGGATAGGCGGGCAAGCGGCACTCGTGCCTACCCGGGCCGCTTGCTCACCGACGCCCAACTTGCGGTCGGTCGATGGCCTTCCACCGGCCGCCTTTTTGCGGGTTGAAAAAAAATGAAACGTGTTCGGGCGCTGCAAAGTTTCGCCAGCCACAAGCGCGGCGAGGAATTCGAGCTATCGGATGAAGAGGCGCGCATTCTCGCGGCACCCGACCTGGTCGGCGGGCAAAAGGTCGAGGTTGTCGACCGGGCGATGAACGCCGAGCAACCGGGCCAACGCCGCGGGCGATACGCACGCCGCGACATGCGAGCCGACGAATGAAGCTGTTCGGTTTCGAGCTATCGATCAGCAAGGCGAACGTGCCGACCGCCACGCAGCCGATCAGCCACGATCGCGGCAATTGGTGGTGGCCGATCATCCGCGAGCCATTTACCGGCGCCTGGCAGCGCAACATGGAATTGCGCGCCGAGAACATCACCACGTATTTTGCAGTCTATGCCTGCATATCGCTAATCGCCCAGGATATCGGAAAGCTGCGGCTGCGGCTGCTGCGCAAAAGCGAAAACGGCTTGTGGGAGGAAGCGGAGTCGCCGGCGTTCTCGCCGCTGTTTCGCACGCCGAACCACTACCAGACGCGCAATCAATTCATCGAGCAATGGGTGACCTCGAAGCTCATTCACGGCAACACCTACGTGCTGAAAAATCGCGACCGGCGCCAGGTGATCGACCAGCTTTACGTGCTCGATCCGACGCGCATCAAGGTGCTGGTCGCTCCCGACAGCTCGGTATTCTACGAGCTTGCCGCCGACAACCTGTCGGGCATCGCACTGCCGGTGACCGTGCCGGCGAGCGAGATCATTCACGACGTGATGGCGCCGCTGTTCCACCCGCTGTGCGGCGTGTCGCCGTTGTTGGCAGCCGCGCTGCCGGTCGCGCAAGGCCTCAATATCCAGCGGTCGTCGAGCCAGTTTTTCATGAAGGGATCGCGGCCTGGCGGCATGCTGATCTCGCCGCACGTGATCACCAAGGAGCAGGCGCTGCAGTACAAGGACGAATGGGAGCAGGCCTTCACCGGCGAGAACGCCGGCAAGGTGGCGATCCTGGGCGACGGTTTCAAATACGAAGCGCTCGGCCTGGCGGCCGAAGAATCGCAGCTGATCGAGCAATTGAAGTGGACCGCCGAGAACGTGTGCTCGGTGTTCCACGTGCCGAACTACATGATCGGCGTCGGCGCCGCGCCGCCGGCATTGAACAATATCGAGTCGCTGCAGCAGGTTTATTATTCGCAGTGCCTGCAGGCGCCGATCGAGGCGATCGAGTCGCTGCTCGATCGCGCGCTGCTGCTCAACGTGCCGCCGATCAATTATCGAACCGACTTCGATCTCGAAGACCTGATCCGCATGGACACCGCGACGATGATCGAGTCGACGGCGAACATGGTGAAGGCCGGCATAAGCTCGCCGAACGAAGCGCGCCGCAAGTTCAACCTGCCGCCGACCAGGGGCGGCGAGTCGCCGT